TTTTTACGTTCTGCTTTAGTGAAAGAGAACTGTTCTTTACTTTGCATGTTCATCTTTAATCACCTTTATATTTCGAATTTGAATAAATCGGAGACAGTTCACGAGTCGTTTCTTCTTTCTTAACTACGACTTGATTAACTGGTCCGCATTTGTAATTTGGTTCTTTCTCGCCGATTGGTGTGCAATGCTCTAAAGTTAATGCCCATCTCTTCCAAGACTTTGAAAGTGCATCCCAGTAGAACATCTGGTCTTTATTTGCTTTCAGTTTCCAATCGCTGCCACCAAAAGTGCTGTAGTGAGTTGCTTCATCTTCTTCACCAACACAGCAACCAAATTGTTCAAGAAATTCTGCATTGAAGAAAAAGCCCATACACACCTCACGCTTTAATAGTTGCTAAAAGTTTTGCAGTGTGTTGGCGCTCCATTTCTGCAATCTTGCGTTGCCAGTTGCGGTATTCTTTAGAGTCGATGTCACCACGTTGGAAAGCATATTCAACTGCACCTGCTAGAAGCTCGGGATGTTTGCTTAAGTCTTTCAAAAGCTTTGATTCAGCAGCATCAAACGAGATATTGGCTAACATATTCATGAGTTAGTACCTCTCAGCTTGTCTGCAAATGCATTGCGTTCTTCGCGAGTTTTGAACTCGTAAGTGACTGCATACACCAATGAATTGTGTTGAGTTTCTTTGTTTGGTTTAGGAAGCTCAGCGTTTACGGTTAGTGTGGTTGGTTTGAGGCGATACTTAAAACCACTTTCCTTAATGCGCTCTTCATCAATGAAGTTCTTAGCATTAATGTTTGTGATATCTAAGTCTGTCCAATTAGGAAAGTCTTTACTGATCCATTGAACAAGGCGTCCACATGCTATATATCGCAACGCCTCCGCACCGCTAATCAAGGCTGGGTCTTGGGTAATTGGTTTTAACTTTGCTAGTGTTTCTGCATTTCCACTTAAGTCAGAAATTACCCATTCATTTGCTGATTCAGCATAGAAAAATAAACGGTTATCACTTGTCTGATATAAGTTATAGTGCGTCCCATCACTTACATTCGCATCCTTCACATCATTCCGATGCAAAACAACAAGGTCTCGAAGCTGAGGAAGGGTGAGTTCTTTAAATACAAGTGGAGAATCAATATGAGTGCCACTTGAATATGCAATTTCACCTTTCTCTTTAGCTAGAATCCAATGTGCTTTTAGCAAGCAATCTTGTTCATCAAACTTCTTTGGTGTCCATACATAGCCAAGGTCATTAAGGGCCTTGATAATCTCATTTGTGTGAGTATTAATGATTTTGTAGTTATCCATGAGAGGGCTCCTTGTCTTGCTCACCCTCACTAAGCTCTTTAAGTCCTTTAAGGGTTTGTTCAACTAAGTGTGAGAAATCAACTTCATAACTAATTCTTGAACCATCTTCAGATTTAAGCTTCAATGAGATGCTTGGAAGCTCTATGCCTTCATGTTCAACAAGCATCATTAGGGCTTCAATTACCACAACTGAAACGGTTGCAACTGATTTTGTATCCATTAGTTAGCTCCTTCCACTTGCACACGCACATACATGTTCTGTTTTGCTTTGAGTTCGTTGACGTGTTGCTCGTCGGCACAGCCACGTAAGAAGGAAACAATGATGAATGTCATTACCCAGAAAGCTACGAATGCTTTCGAGCCATCCCTAAAGGCTTGGCTAAACTTGTACTTTTCAATTCTTTGATTCATAATCTTCTCACTCATTGAGTAGCCCTGCATCCGCCAAGATTGTTCAGGGCTTTTTAATATTTGGTAGAGTTATGTTCAACTAATTGAACGTTAATGTCAATACTTTGTTCAATAAATTAATTAAAAATGTTCAATATTCTGAATTCATGCTTTAATAGACAAAAGAAAACCCACACGGGGTGGGTTATTTGGAGGGTGATAACGCTATGAAGAGAGAATGCTACTTGCAGGCATGATGCTTGCTATATTTCCCAAAATTTCAGCCTCGCGCTTAAAATGATCTTTGTTGACTCTATCCTCAAGAATAATCTGAAACTCAGCATCATTTTGAAGATTCTGCACATCAAACATTTTTCTGAGTAACTTTCCTGTTTTTTCTGCCTCAGGTTTTGCATAATCAATAAACTTAGAGCCACATTGGTAGTTAAAATCATAAGATGTGCCCGTATGGCCAATTACTTTTGGTTTTAAGATTAAGTTATCTTTTCCAAATTTATAGAGCAAAAAGGTTTCAATTTCAGAAAGGATTTCTTCCAGTTCTTGGTCAGTAGATGGTTTGGCTTCATAGGAAGTTAGTCTTCCAAGCACATTTAAATAATGACCTATAGCAAACTCCAAATCCTGAACACCAGCTTTACACCAGATGCGATGTTTTTCAAATCTAATTAAGCCATTTGTATGGGTGTTTCTCACCAATCGAGAAATAATATTTTCAGTTTTTTCAGGCTGAGGTAGGCAATCACTCATAGCATGAAAATTTAAGCTAAAGTCATTTAAAATAATTTTATTATTATTTTGCGAAATAAAATAACATGCCGGCTTTCCGGACGAAAAGGTCTGGGGTGTGGTTACACATAGATGCTCATCATCAGCATGATAGACATGAAAACCAAGCTTCTCGATTGAATCTTTTATACTTGAATTCATTAGAATAGCTCTCCTATAAAAGGTTCATATTTATTACCAAAACACTGCAAATTGGTCTGTCTTTCAAATTCTGAAAGCCACTGAAACCATGTCCAATTATCAGTATCTCTATCATAGCCTATCGTTTGTGTGGCCTTCAATAAATGAGATCCGTGTAAAGTTAAGCCTGGCTCCCTGTGGGTTGGGTGCTGAAGGTCAAATGGAAGCACTTCAATTTGAAGCACTATGTTTTCTACATTTAGATGACGTACTCGAAGGTCTAGGGAGTGTCGCATGAACCCCGGTGTCTTAATACTCCTAAAAACAACAGAGGCGCCAGGTATTGTCGCTCCCGTATCTAGCCTAAAGACTTGGTTTGCACGAAAATGGATGTAATCAGAGCCCGGCTCATGTGAAAAATCAATATCATCATAAACACATTTTGTTTCTTGAAGAATTTCAAGCATACGCTCTTTAGATATTGAATATTCTCTTCCCATTATCCCCCCCCCTTAATGCTCTCAATTAAAATATTTGGATAACTATCAATCCCATGTTAATTAAATCTTTTACTGTAATACAGGGTGTTGCTGGAGATGTCTAAATTCACCTCTTCAAGCATTGCATTCCGTACATTGTCATTTAAATCTAAAAAATTAAAACCCATGTTCTTCTCCACCCGATCTGTTGTTAAGACTGTGTCGGGTTCACAGTTTATTAATCATTTGTGTTATTAATTTTCTGACCTAGCTTTCCTTCTTTTACCAACTGCACTACTTGTTCATTTGTAAGGACTGGAATAAAGACTTTGTCGCCAATATCTTTAGAAAGAATCTTCACTTCTTCGGCTGTTAGCACCAAAGCTTCACCATGTTTCGCAGCATCATTGATGCGAGCAATAATCTGGTTGATTGGTAGTTTCTCCTTTTTTAACCTGCACGCCAAAATTGGCGACCCATAACTTTAAAATTCAATCCATTTTGCTCCGTGACTTCACGATCTCTGTATTTAGGATTTAGGCTGTGCAGAATCAGTTTCCCGCCTTCTTCCTTGAAAATCTGCTTAATCATGCCTTCACCCTCAAAGTAAACAGCATAAATTTGACCATCAATAATGTCGGTTTGGGATATATCAATGCCAACCAAATCCCCATCATCAATCTTGTCCGCCATACTGTCGCCTTTAGCCTTGATGATGCGCATGCAATCAGGATGAACATTTTTTTGTTTAAAAAAACTAGGTGGGAATGGCTGTTTTCCATTGATCACATCAAAGTGAAACTCTATAGATTCTCCTGTGCCACAAGAAAAACTTGCCTCTACCACATCAATCCAGATAAATCCATCATCCCCACCATACTCAACTACTGACGCGCTTTGAATATCATTCACATCAAATGATGATTCATCTTTCTTGGATAGACCGTGCTTATCCATAAATTCTTGCATGTTGAAGTTGGTTAAATTTTGTTTTTCTTTTCCAGTAAGAATCCATCTGGATGTTGTTTTTAATGCGGTTGCTAGCGCCTCAATGTGCTTTGCGCTCGGATTATTACTTCCATTTACCCAACCAGAAACAGTTCCTCTAGCAGCGCCAGTGAGCCTCATTAAATCCGCTTGAGATAACTTTAATTCAGCCATTCGAGATTGAATGCGATCAGAAACAGAATTATCCATCGTTCAAAACCTTATATCAGATGTTCAAAATTATGAACAAGAAGTTTGACAAATGCTTGAACATGTTGTTCAATAAGTTGAATTAATATGTTCAGGAATTTGAATATGAATGTAGAGCATTTGAGGGAGTTCTACGGTGTAGAAAATAACTCTCAACTAGCCAAGAAAATCAAAAAAGCACGCTCAGGTATTACCAAATGGGAGCGAGAAGGCATACCACCAAGAACGCAAGCTGCCTTTGAAGTATTAACAAATGGAAAGCTAAAGGCTGACCGTCAAGCATTAACTGCCTAGGAAAAACCATGACTAAACGTAAACCTAAGAAGGATGCGTCAATCACCATCCATATGCCTACAGACCACAAAGAACAGTTGGCTTCATTGGCTGAAATGCTAAGAGCAGGACAGGGTGCAAGTGAGTATGTGTACGAAACTTTAATCAAGCCTCATCTCCAACAATTGAAAGCTGAGACAAAGATTAAACAAAAGATTTTCGGCTTAACAGAGAACGATAAAAACCATGAGCTGCATTCAGATTTATCCGTGCGCTCAGAAACAGCAGACATTAAAAAAGCCTGATCTCGTAAATCAGGCTTAGTGTTCAAACAAGGTGGACCAAATGAACTATCAAATATTAGCAGACATTGAACTAAATCGGAAGATTAGTTTATTTCAAAAAGCGGTTGAGGCTTATGCAATAGAACGCAGTTTAAAAAACTCGGTTGCTGTAGCTGAGGCTAAAAGTAACTTGGAGCGTCATTACTATGAATCCTACAGCTTTGCGGTTCATAAGGGAGTATGAGCATGAAGTTTATGAAGGTGCGAAATATGCACGCCAGTATGGTGATCTTCAAAGGCTTTACGATGCTTCAAGTGATGAATTCTTCATTGAAGAAATCAACGATGCTTATGAAGAGTTTAAGAGGAGCTTGGTATGACTAGTTTTATTTCTAATGCATTCCAGATTCCTAATGACCTAATAGATAACGGACATATGGCTAAGATGAAGGGTGCAGCTTTGCCTTGTTATCTTCTCATTGTTCGTAAAACGCGTGGCTGGAATAAACAAGCAGATAGCATCAGCCTATCTCAGTTTGTAAAAGCAACTGGATACAACAAGGATACTGTACAAAAAGGCCTATTAATTTTGGAAGAGATGGGTGTAATTATCCGCCTTGAAACTGACAAACAAATTAATGAATGGTCTCTAACTGACCAGATAATTACCACTGAAAACCATACTAAAAATTCGCCTAGCGAAAATTTAGCTATGCTAAAAAATAGTACGGAACCATACGAAAATTTAGTATCAAACCATACTAAAAATTCGCCACACAATAACAATAATAAAAACAAAGAAAAACAAGGGGTGGGTTACTCAGAAAACTTTGAGAAGTTCTGGTCTGCATATCCAACTTGTAAACGTAAATCAGACAAGTCTGGCACTTATAAAACTTTCACAAAGCATGAAGGAAGTTTTGCGATTGAAACACTTCTTTCAATTCTTGAAAAACAAAAATCTGATGTCTCTTGGACAAAGCAGGATGGTGAGTTCATTCCATCACCTAGCACTTGGTTAAACCAAAAACAATGGGAAAACGAGTATTGGTTTCAGGTCAACAGCTCTGTGGTAGCTCCTGATTTCTCTAATGCCCAATTGCAATATGGAGACTGGTAATGAGTACAAACATTCAAAATATGACAATTGAGCAGAGTGTGCTAGTCGCATTGATGACAGTGAGCCATTCCCTAGAGGTTGTCGCAAATGATCTTACCGAAGAACATTTTTACGCTGGTCGTCACAAGATTATTTACAAGGCAATTGTTGAGCTTGCTAATGCTGATAAGCCATATGACTCAGTATTTGTCTGCAAGCATCTACAAGAGCGAAATCTTCTCAATGACATTGGTGGAGAAGAGTATTTAATTGAACTTAACAGTGCAGTTGGTAGCGTACACCACCTGGAATATTTTGTTGCTGAGTTGAATAAACTTAAGCAGCATCGTGAAGTTGAAAATATTGGTCTCTCGATTGCAGAGTGCGCTAAAGATTTGACCATTACTGATGTTTACTTAGCTGCTGAGAATTTATTTAGTTCGTCTAGTAATTCAATTGAGCAAAAGCAAACAGGCTTTGATTTTAACCAAGCTTTAGAAAAGACACTTGAGCGATTTGAGAAAAAGATTGCCCAGAAGGAACAAAAGGGCTTCATAGGTGTCCAGTTCAATATTCCTCATCTTGATAACCTTCTTGGCACAATCGAGAAAGGACATTTTTGCGTTATTGGTGGTCGTCCGGGTAGTGGCAAGTCAACACTCGCGCAAATGTGTGCAATGCAAACTGCTAAGCGCTACAACATGCCTGTTTTATTTATCTCTGCTGAGATGGACACACCAACCCTAACCAACCGCATGATCTCAGCATTAGGGCATATCCCATATAACAATCTGCACAATGGGGAAATTTATGACGGGATGTTTGAAAAGCTTACTGGCACGATAGCTCAGTTCCGCAACCTTCCAATTTTTATTGAAGAGAAGCAGAAGCCAACAATTTCTGAAATCCAAAGCTATGCGCGTAAAGCAAAACGCAAATATAAGGCTCTAGGCTGCATCATTGTGGACTACTTGGGCTTAATTCGTGACCCATCTAAAAAAGACCGTGTTCAGGAAGTTGCATCAATTAGCCGTGATTTAAAAGCCATGGCTAAAGAGTTTGATTGTCCAGTAATTGCATTGGCTCAACTTAACCGTGGAGCAGAAGGACACAAGCCAGTAGCAAGTGATCTTAAGGATTCTGGACAGATTGAACAGGATGCAGACCAAATCATCATGGTTCATCCAATCCTCGAAAAAGAGACAAATGCACCTACAGGCGTAACTGAATTGATCATTGCTAAAAACCGTCATGGGAAGCGCGGATCTGTAAAGGTTCAGGATCGCTTAGATATTTGTCGTTTCGTAGGCATGTCATTTCCAGTGGAAGAGAGAGGTGCAGCATGAAAACTTTAAATAGAACAAAGAAATTAAACTTTGATGACCAGCTTAGCTTACTCGTGTTTGGCTGTCATGCATCAGCGCCTTTCAGTGTCAAAGACGTGAAGGAATCAGTGTTTGATTTCAATCGAGGAACCATCTACAGCAATCTTCAAAAATTTGTTGAATGGAAATATTTCGAACGTGTTGGGAAAAATCATTACAAGGCAACTCAATACGCAAAAGACATCCTGAATGTTAAAGGGGAGCTGAAAGCATGATCGAATTTGCAGATTACACCTCAATGATGAAGCTGCGTAGAGCGTACAACCTCGGCACTCGCAATAAAGAAACAAGAGCAGCAGCGAACCTCTATGAGAAATTAAGAAAGCTGAAAATGCTAGACCAGCTTAAGCAGGAAGCCATGACTAAACGTTACAAGGAGTCGGTATGAAACCAGAACAGTTTATTCGTGAGTTTGGGGTGGAGAAGGCGAGAGAGGTTGTTGA